TACCCCCGTCACAGAGATATTCGCTTCGGCAATTACCGTGACAGTACCAACATTTCCGGTACTTTCCAAGCCTGTTACTGGAACAATGACTCGAATGCCGATGTCTACGTCGCCAAGTTCGCCTGTGGCAGCGATACCCGTAAGCAAAACTACCGCGTCTGAGGTGACAACTACATCGCCAATTTCGCCTGTGGCAGCAACTCCAATAGGTAGAACTACCGCTTCAGCAACTATTGACACAGAGCCAACATTTCCGGTAGCAGCAATACCCGTAACAGGAACATCAGAAGCCGCCGTAACAATAACAGCCCCTACTTCTCCTGTACCAGATTCACCCGTTACCGAGGCTATCGCGTCGGCAGTTACAACCACGGTTCCTATCTCGCCAAGAGCCTCTTCCTCTTGAACGATGACATGTACGGAGTTTGCTACTACAGTTACAGAACCAACACCGCCCGTAGCGGCAACGCCCGTTGGGACAACAACCGCCTCGGCAACAACTGCAACAGAACCAACACCGCCCGTAGCGGCAAGCCCTGTAACACCTACATCCGCATTAGCCTGTACTACAACAGAACCGACACCGCCTGTGGCAGCGATCCCTGTTATCGGAACATTAGCTTCAGCGACGACAACAACAGAACCGAGCGTACCTGTAGCGGCCACTCCCGTAACAGTAACCGGAATAGCAGCGTCCCAAGGGCCTTGGGACCATGTACCTCTACCCCATCCGGTTATTGCGGCCATAAGGAGTTACCTCTTAGGCAATACGGATGATAGCGTTTGTTGCGTCGGCTGTTGGGAACTGAATAGTGAAATCACCGTTGGTCGAAGTCTTGTCCGAACCAAACGCCAAGATAACAACAGCATCCGTTGTGCCTGTGCCGCCACCCGTCTGGGTGTTGTAGATCATCGCGCCGTTCGCAGTGATTGTAGACGACGAAAACGTAAGGTCGTTAAAATCAGTGAACGCTGTGGTGCCGGAAGATGTCGGAGTGACGTTAACCAACGTACCGCCGCCCGCACTATAACCAGTCCCACTAACCTCGTTGGTAGTGGAATAATCGGTAGTCGCAGCACTCAAAGTTGCGCTGCTTGTGAAGAGCGCCAGCTTGTAAGCATCGGCTCCGTTAGTAAAATCGTGCTTGCCTTCAAGTAGTTCTGTCTTGAAGGACGTACACATCGCTTGTGTGATCGCCATTTTAAAGTCTCCTTATTGCGTCAGCTAGTTCAGGGTGCCCTGCTTCTGTCAAGGCATTATACACAGTTGTTCTATCGCTGCGAATAGCTTCTCGCATATAAAAAGCGACGACCTTCTCCATGTGCTTTTGAAACGCCTTCGCCTGATCTCGTATCGCAGGGTGCGCTTTGTCAGAAACGCTGATCAGTTTTTCGACACAGCGTTCCGCAACTTCGTCCGGAGTAAACCCTCTGTTCTCAGTGGTCTTCACCACCATGAAAGGGGTCTCCGGTATGCTTACATCTACTTTAAACATTACTGTTTAGCCCTTATAACTTTGCCAACCCGATACTCTTGAGTGGTCTCTTTAGCTTCGCCCAACATTTTAAGTCCGGTCATAGATTCGGTAAACCGCATGTTGTACTGCTGCATCACGTCCGCCTCACCTTTCATGAAGATGTAGGCTTCAACCAACGCCCCGTACAGCAGGCTCAGTTCGCCATTCGTGCTGATCCAAGTAGTTCCGTTGTCAGCCCCAGCTGTAATGCTGGTTGGGCGGTAAAGATAATGCAACTCAACAGTGTAGTTCGTGTCTGGAGTAGGGCCGACAAGGAAGTTATCTACATCAAACTGAGCGTAATACTTTGGAACACCCTCTGTCGCCGTGTTCGGGCTGTACGTTTGTACAAAAGAAACATCTTTAAACTCTATAAACTCACGGGCTCCGTTCAGCGTGTAGCTTAACGAAAACGGGGCCAAGAAATCACTTGGACAGTTTAGATATGGGTTGGACTGAGTAAGAGTCGCCGTTTGATTCCGACGGAACAAGTCCAGTTGTACGCCCTTTAAAATCCGTTCCTCAGAGGCTCGAATAAACAAAGGAAGATTGTTCACAAAAGTAGTTTCTGTGTTTTCCGTGTAATCTTGGATTGCCTGTTTCAACTGGGCATACGTTAAACTCATGTTATTACCACCACTATTTGTCCTACGGAGCCTGTCGCAACTAACTCATCTGGAGGAGAAAGTCCTGGTTGATAGTTAAATCCTACAGGATTCCACCCCCATTGGATTGCTCGTTGCTCTGATAAACCTGTCTCTGGTCTAGGGTTCATTAACGCTTGAGGATCAGGAAAAGCTTTTGGAGGAAACAACTGAGGCTGTTTCGTCTCGAACTCGTCAGGACCAACCTTGGCTCCCGTCCACTCCACCTTCATCTCACGAAGACGGTAGCGGCGACCAGACCGATCAGAAATTCCCCAAGCATTTTTTCCCGCAGCGTAAGGCATTAGAACCTCAAATAAGCTAAGCTAGGTTGCAGTTTCAACGGAGTACGGCCCTGATCCTCGTCCGCAGCACGTTGGAACTCTTCTTCGTAGATAGTCTTTAACATTTGAATCCGATCCGGAGCGCGTTTAATTGCCATATAGTATGCCAACCCCGACACCATACAAGGATAAAACCGGAAGGGCATGTCCGTTGTGTTCACCAGATCGTCTGCGTCTTCGATACGACGAACATAGTAGTACCGGATCTGATCGGTAGAGTTCTCTGGAACGGACCAAAGGTACAGTTTCGGATCAATCTGTCGATCCAACCAGAACTGGCTGGGCCTGCCCTGCGTTGTTTTGTTCGGCAACGTGGCGTAATCACCACGGCTAATGCGCTGCACCTCGTAGTCTGTGTTGTCTCTGCGCATGACAACGTCCAACAGATCGACCACGCCAGACTCCAACGTGTACTCGGAGACGCCTTGTGTAACGGTGAAAAAAGCTTGCTTCACGGTCCACAGGTTTAATCCACGGTTGGCCCACTCAGCAAACATCAAGTTCAGAGAACGACGTGCAGTCTTGGCGTCATAACCAGTGCGAACCTCTAGTCCACACCGCTCATACGCTTCCTCGATGATCTCAGCGACATCGAGATTGAAATCTCTTGAACCCGAAGTTGTCATGTCATCAACCCATCTTTGTGTCGCGAACGCCACGGTTTGCCATCACGCAGCCGCCGTTCTTGTACCGCACCATACCACCTTTAGCTTTACCTTGCGAAGCCTTTATCGCTTCAGCCGTAGGGGCACCCTTATCGCCGGGACTGCGCATGCGCTCCCCGCTGCCGCCCTCGATACGTTTCCGCTTCTTTTCTATATTATCCCAAAGTCCTGGCTTGCCCATTTTACGGTCCTTTTCCGGAGGCTTGGAAACTTGGAACGCTGTCTGTCCCCTTGATATCGTCATAGTGGTTGGCCCTTCTAACTAAAAAATCTTGCCACATAGGCTTGATCATCTCGTAGTTCTCTTCAACCCTATACGAAACAACAGCAACTTCCGCCTTCATTTCAGACACCTGTAGCGCACCCCAGCTTAACACGCCGAGAGACACGACGGAAATAATATGCTGAAAGTCGATTTTCATTTCGTCACCACGCCTTACAAGACCAGTACTTGGCCTTTAGTTTGTCTAACGTACCTTTGTCACAACCATGACGAGCCCTAAACGACTTGCGACGTTTAGGGTTGTCTTTTTTGATTGTCATGTTGGCATCGCCAAAACGAACGATCTTTTCTTTGCCTTTATCGCAAGCCTTTACAACAGACTTCTTGCCGCCAGAGATCTGGCGCTTCGGTACGTTGCACTTCATCTTAGACTTGTCGATTTTAGGCATCGATAGTCCTTACGCTAAAAGAAACGTCAGTTCAGTCCCCGCGCCCGTAAGCGCAGAAATGTAAACACCAGAGGTAAACACCATTCCGTTTTCAGGGATGTATATCTCGTTCATGCCCACAGGGAACTTCTGTGTTAAAAGCGTTGCGCCCCCGTTACCGTTGGTAAGAGTGAACGAGCCCGCGGTAGTAGCATATATGTTTACGGCCTGAAGTCGAGATCTGGACGGTCCTATGAGAGCCGCCGCCGAACCTTGCGCATGAGTATACGCATTTATGTCTGAGCCAGCCATGGTTTATTCCTTTTTCTTTGAAGGACGGCCACGTTTCTTCTTAACAGGAGTATCCGTCCACGCCTCGTTTACATCTGGCGTAGATGGACCGTCTGCTTTGAGAGTGCCGTTTTCATTACGAGCGCGAACTTTCGCAGCGCCGATTCCTCGGGCTGCTAGTTCTTCCTCAGAGGGGGGTGTAAATCTAGACATGAAATACCCCTTACGAGATTGTTGCGCCAGTGTCTGAACGCTTCCAGTTTGTGCCGTCAGAGAAAGCTAGAATTGCTGTGCCGCCAGCGCCGTTAGAAACGTACACGATTGTGCCTGCGCCTGCTGTTGCAGCAGATGGGGCGTTTGCAACTGTATATGTTGGAAGGACGATGTCGCCAATAAAGCCAGCGGTTGAGGTCACTGGACCTGAAAAAGTGGTCGAAGCCATTATAGTACCCTTTGCATAAGGATTCGCCTTGTAGTCTATGCAACGTCAGGAGGGCGGTAACCTGTCTACAAAGCTGATGTCTGCCCTAGTGAAATCAGAATACACTAGGTCTAAACAAAAAGAAAGAGGCGATCCGAAGACCGCCCCTGACTTTAGTGCTGACTAGAGACTTACGCCCCTGCAGAACCGAAGATGCAACGTGGGTCGCTAAAGCCGAAGCTGTAACGCTCACGCGCTTTAAAGCGCATGTTGCCTGTGTCGAAGTCACCTTCCATGTTGGTGGAAAGTGGCGTCCGCTCAAAGTGGATCATGCCACGAGGAGCATCAGTCAAGACAAAGAACGCATCCGGATCAGTAAGGAAGTCGTTGACGGCATAACCATCAGGCAACATACCCATTGAGCGGAGCGCGTTAGTGTCGTTGTCGGCTGTGCCAACACGCAAGTTAGAAACCATCAAGCGTTCTGCAACGAATTGCAGTTGACGCGGGATGACCAACTTGGTGCCACGAAGGGCAACTTTCAAACCACGTTCGTCAACAAAACCAGCGATGTTGATAAGAGCGTCTTCCAAAGAAGTTTCGTTCAAATCAGCAGCTACTGCTGGAGTGTTTGCGAATGTGCCGCCGTTTGTAAGCGGGTGGGTTGTTGCACAAAGAGCAACGCCGTCACCACCAGCCGTAGCACCACCAGAAAAGGCGTTGTTAAGGACTGAAGCAGCTTTGACTTGCTTTGTGTGCGCCATTGAACGAGCCAACGCACGAGTGTAACGTGAACCAAGACGATCATAGAGATTGTCTTCGATAGCTTCCTCAGTAATTGAGAATGCCAACGCCACTGTTTCGTGGTTGTAACGAGCAGTGTATGCTTCGTTAGCGTCGTCAAAGTTGACGGAAGAACCTTCCGACTTAGTAGGTGCTGCGCCAAACCCGGACAACATGACTTCCTCTTCGAATGCTCGATCAGAAGATTCTGTTGTAAAGATTTCGGCGTGTTGGTTTTCGTACTTGTTGTACTCCATACCAAACAAGGCGTTTAGACCTGGTTCTAGCTCTTTAGCCAGTTGTGCGCGTGAAATAGCCATGTGTTAGACCTCCTTAAACGCCAGTGGACGAAACAGTACCCGCTGCAATCCCGCCATTGGCAGAGTTGAACGATGTATTGAGACGTACGATGAGTGGGATACCAGCGACTGTGAAGTCAGAGTTGTCAGCGTCGTCTTGGACACCAATAACACGCAGCTGAAGACCAGCAGTAACAGCAGCAGTATTCAAGTCTGCGGATGCAGAAGAGATACCAGTGGTGTCATTGCCCGCAGTGGCCGTTGCCATCGCGATGTTCTTAAAGACCATCGCACGAACTTCCGCTTCAGTGTTCGCTGCACCAACGACATTAGATGTCGCAATAGTGAACGTCTGCATTGGGTTGTCGTAAACAAACGCCTTGATAGGGTAGTTTGTATCCGCACCCGCAGCAGTACCCTGCCAGGAAGAAGCCCAGATTGTTTTGCCGTCTGATGCGCGAACGTACTCGACACCCCAGAAAACACCCACGAATGCTACGTTACCACCAGCAGCAGCTTGCGCTGCACCGATAGTTCCGCCCGCAACTGGGACAACAGGAGAGCCCTGATACATTTTTGTATTGTTGTTTGACGCGATACGATACTCGGTAGCACCCGTAGTATTCGAACCTTGTCCAACAATACCAATGGGACGTAGCCCAAAGGATCCGTTAGAATTTGCCATAATAGCACCTCATATAATTAATTGGAGTCGCGTTCGCGGCCTCCAAAGGATACACGACTTTGCCTATCGTTATGAATAGGCATCGAAGGATGTTGTTCCTTCATTAGGTCCTGGTCTACAGCTGTCATCTGTTCGCGGGTTCGGCCCCCGTAGTACTCGTTTCTTTCACGTGCTGTCTGTTCAGGCATACGACACAACATCAGCCCACCTTGTCCTATGACGCCTGCGTATTGACCACCATCGATGGTTGCAGCTTCATAGTCTGGATACTCATCTTTCCGGACAGGTTCCCATCCTTCGCGTAGCTTGGAGGTGACATTCATTTTGTCTTCCTCGCCACGCATTGCGACTCGTACCCAACGATGCACAAAGCCCTCTGGGGCCTCTGGTGCAGATAGGTGGCTGGGCGGTGCCCAAGGTTTTCTGCGCGATTCTGTTTCGCGGGTTGCGCTTTTGCGCGGTGTTCTAGTGTCAGTCATGTCATCAATCCTTTACATACTTTGCGTATTCTTCAAGAGGTACGCCTAGCTTTTTGGCAATCGCAACTGCGGAATGCGATAGCTTGACCGACCTGCGCCCTGTTTTCGTGCTGCGGGATGCGGAGTTACCAGCAGAAGCGACCTGACTTCCTCCACCCGATTTAGCCGCCTGAAACTTGTGGGGAAACTCCCCACGCATCCGACGATTAACCTCAGTATAGTACTCATCACTGTTCGGGTCAAACCCTTGTTCCTCGACGAGCTCCTGATGTACTGTGTAAGCAGCCGTTGTCATGATCTTATCTTGACCAAACCACTTGTTTTTATCTTTCCACGCAACAGCCTTCGCATCTGGCACTGGTGCCGCTTGCTGCTGCTGTTGTACAGGTTGTTGTACAGGTTGTTGCTGCTGCTGAACAGGCATCTTTGCCTGCTGTTCAGCCCGAGCCTTCGCAGTGTTGTACTGTTGCTGCTGAACGGCGATGTTAGACAGCGCCTGCTGGGCTTCCAGCATTTTATCTGTGTCACCTGCCTCGTAGGCTTCTTTGTATACGCGCTTTGCACCTTCGGTTTGAGATTCCAAACGTGTGCCGTACTCAGATAAGTAACCCGTATCCAAAGCCTTGACTCGAGTCTTCAGCTTGTTGTTCTCGTCTATTAGCTGCTGAGATAACCGAACAGCTTCTGACTTATCACGCTCTTCCTGACGATACCGCTCCGTAAGCTTTTTGATGCGCGACTGCACACCTTTGCTATACGAATCTAGC